AGCATTCAAAAATCCGCCGCTCACGATATCAAGCGGAGTTGGGTTGTATCCATTGGCGATGTTCATTATTGCCGCTTTGGTTCTAACAGGTAGATCATTCATACTTTCCCCCTTAGCCGCGAGATCTCCGTTTGAAGCTCAATGTTTTTAGCTTCAAGAATTGACACTGTGTTGATTAGTTCTCTTTGTTTTGAGAGCAAATCGAAGTTGTAATTAACAAGCGCATCAACATTGTTGTTAATGCATGCGGTGCACTTGACTTCATTCACAATCGCACCGCATCCGCAATAGTGGATCATAGCCAACCTTCAACGCCTTCTTCTTCATCAACGCCTTCTTCAACTTCAGCTTCGTGCGAGGTAACCGTCCGATATTCTCCAGATGAAACAAAAGCATCAAATGAGACTCCAGCAAGTTCAGCTTGTCGGTTTACGTCTAATCGGCAAGCTTCTAATGTGCAACCGAGTGCCCACACCTCCCCCTGAACTAGAAACACAATCCAACCAACTGCCAATTCATCTTGTACTGAGCTTTTCAACGATTCGATTGCTATGGTTTTCATACAAACACATATTGCAGAACGTGTGCCAACTACAAACACGGTCTTTTTGCTCGCAACCGGATCCTGAGTGACGTAAATTGTCACTTTCACGTTTTTGAGGTGACAATTTACGCAAAGCTTGAATTATGGCTTATTTGCAATAAAACACTGCGTGTGCATGGAATCAGAGTGACGAAAAATGTCACATCTCGAAAAACTAAGCTGATTTTGAAGGCGCTATTATTGGCATGATGCCTGCAATATGTATTTACATGACGCTAACCAAAGACAACAACTCGATTTTGTTCCTATACCAAGAGCCCGGATTTACCAGAATCCAAAACAGCAAAGGGGAGGTTTTTACAGCAACCAATTTAGAAGCTCAAAGCCGTATCAAAGTGCTCAAAAAACTAGGCTGGAACTGAAAACCATCGCCCCGAAAGGGGCGTGTTTGCCTAATGGGGATAAACATGAACTGCCAGTCAAATTTTGGAGTTTGCGAAGTCGAGTTTTCAACTGAAGTTGATTTATTTACTTTATGGTGGAACGGATGCAAAGACATTCCGCAAAAACGATGCAACGACTTCCATTCGTGGCTTTCAAAGCCGGAACTCGAAATCAGGTTCTCAAGAGAGTTCCGAAACGCGTTCATGCAAGAAACTTGCGTGAATGAGATGGGTGTTGCGTTAGAGAACGCAAGGGAGTATGTTTTTAAACTAATTCCATCGTTCTATGTTTCGTTTTTTGATGATTCAGAGCTTACAGTAACTCTTCACGTCAACAACCAGAAACTTTACCCAACGGTGCCAAATGGAGACGGTTGAAACAACGAAGAAGAAATGCACATGTTCGATATGCACCGCACCACGAGAAACATTCAAGCGTTGCTCATGGTGCAACAATGCTATCTATGGCGACGCTCAAATGATCGATTCTCCAGAAGGGGGATTGTTCGCTTGTGCTTCGTGTGAAAACAGTGGAAGAGTTGGAAGGACCATGAGGGGATGGACATGAGCACGCACTATCTGTCTAAACTGCAAGCAATTGCCCGTGGTGTGACTGCAAGGATTTCAATGGATCTAAATCCAGAAGAACAAGACGAACTTGAAGAAGCCGTAATGTGCTCCATTCAAGAGTACATGCCAAAATGCAAACACTGGAGAGAGAAGAGCGATGTTGAAGCGGATCCGGACGATCCGATTTTCGAGATAACACCATGACCGATGTTGTATTCGTTGCCGATAGGCAAAAGCTCGCGTTTACTCGCTTTGAATATTACTATTATACAATTGCCATTCCAGGCATAAAGTCCGATTTCGAAAGGAATCATCCAGACCATATACACTACGCAACATCTTTTACAAAAAGTCATGTTGTCGAGTGGTACTGTCACAAGTCGTTCGCTACGTCGAGACATCAGAGCTGGATCGCTTGTGCGGTTCCACCTCCAAAGTCGTCACAACCAAGAACCGTGTTTGAATGAAAGGATCGTGCCACATGAGAAACCATATGGGAGATGTGTTTGCGGAAAAACTGATCGAAAAATCATCCACATTGGAGTTGTATCTAATGTGCGAGTTGCTAGACACTCAAGAAGCATTTGAAATCGCAAACAACAGAGTCAACGAATTAGCGAAACAACTAAAAGAGGTTCAAGACCAATTAGCGAAACAACTAAAAGAGGTTCAAGACCATTTTGCGGAACAAACAAAATGTTCTGCGGATGCGTTAATGCAAGCATCATCTCAAATATTGAATCAAGAAGACTTTATCGAAGATATAAAACGGATCAATGCAGACATGCGGAAAGGTTTTGACGCGTGCATCGCAGATCGCGACAGATATTTGAACGAACTTCACACGGCAAACAAGGTTTGCTTGGAGTATTTTGCAACAATCGAGGAACTAAAGCAGAAGCTGGAATTGGCTAAGAATTCTTTGATTTCAGAAGGCAATCAAAGCCGTCAAGAATTAGATGTGAAACAGATCACTATCAATAGACTGTCTGGCGAACTAGCAGAAGCCAACCATAAGACCGCCGTTGCAAAGAAAGAAAAAGACGAATTTGCAGGCGCCTTGACAAATGAAAGATCGCAAGTAAACAGGTTGAATTACGATCTAACAGAATCAAGAAAGGTTGTAGAAGCTCAAAAAGAGCGAATTGGTGAACTTGTTGACAAAGTGAGAGAGTTGAGAGCGCAAAATCCAGCTTAATCAGGCAAAATAGGCTCTCTTGTACAGCGGCAATTGTACGGCATTCCAGGATGAATGCCGTTGTTGCCTTGCAAAAACGTGAATACTTTTCCTTCAAGCTTTACATGTGCTTCCCTTACCCTGACATCAAGGCTAGTGCGCCAATAGTACTCTTCAAATCCTAAGTGGAGGCATCGCGCTTTTTCAACACTTGAGACAAGCTTCGACGTTTGGTCCCTTGCGATGAAATTCGCATGGTTGCGAGTAGTAGCCTGAACCTTCACAATTGCATCTGATATCTCTTCAATTCTAAGCCCTTTGTGAGATTCGTCTTTGAAGACATTCTCGATCCTGTCAACCATGATCTTAGGTAAGGTTTTGATTAATCTCGTGTTTTGTTCGATCCAATGGCTTGCCGCTGATTCTGCCGATGGATCGTGAATCAAATCAATGGCTGGAAAATTAAGCTCAAAGTTCTTAGCGGTAGACTGCAAGGTTTTTCCAGAAACAAGATCCAGCCATGAAATCGGCATCTTCGCAACCACTTCACGAGCGAGTTCTACCCATGATTTTACGTTGAACGAGTCTTGTCTTACAACATCCTTGATTGATCTGTGTTCAAATTCTTTCTTCACCAACGGCAAAAGCTCTTTGAGAATTGCAGCGTTATAAGCTGCAATTCCAGCCGTGTACAACTCCACGCTTTTTTGCTTATTGTACCTTATGTATTTCACGTTGACGCTGTTTGAGGTAGCGATTCGTTTGGCGTTTGGCCTAAAATGCTATTAATCAAGTTGACAACTTCAGCTTGCTCTTTTGCGTCGAGTGGAGGCAAACCGCGTTCAGCTCGGATCTCGTTTGGTGTTTTAATTCCACAACCAACCAAAGTGGCTTCTTCATTAGCTTTGTTTAGGTTCAACTCGCCTTGTTCTTTAGCGGTAGGCTCCCAAAGATTTGGGAATTTGATGTCTTTTGCTATGATGTTTTTCCCACTTGCAACCGAACAAATAGCGGCAATTATCGGAGCAACCTTGTTCAATTGATAGGTACCTACTTGAGAGTACCAATCTCTCGTTTCACTTTCTCCGTTACTGCCAAGGCCTCCAGGAGACAAACCAAAGAGCTTGATCATTGAGACGTTTGCAGCGGCAGAAACACCTTGCTGCCTTTTTTCTAGCAATTCTGCAAGTCCGCTTAATTGCGCGTTGATTCGAGTGTATTCCTCTTTGAAATTGCCTTGTTCGTCTCCAGCATCAATCACCATGGTTCCATAAACAGATCTGTAAGTATTGAACAATTCCATTCTGCTCTCGAAAAGAGCACCGCTTGCTGAAGTGACGGAATCGATCAAACCTGCCATGGCAAACACTCCAACGCTTGCTTCTGCCACTAGCCGATCACTTGCGCCTTCAACAGTGTAATAAGATTTTAGCGAATCATAGAGCCGTTGTATTTTGGAAATTCCGAACCCCTGGAGCTTTTGTCTTGCCTCCATAGGCGCTGGATCCCCAACAACCATAACAATTCTCGAACAGTCAACCATCAATTGCTGTCCGCGAACTGTAGAAATTCGAATCATTCGAGATCTGGCATCTCCAACCCATTGCGGCAAACAATAAGGTGGATGGAACACGCAAAGATCTGTCAATTCGCCTTTTCCTTGTGGCTCCCACATAGGCCGCCCATCATCAACAAATGTAACGATGCACGCGCCTCCATACACATTCGACCATTTCAGGACTTCTTCAATTGCGCCCTGAACTCCACGATTATTCACACGTTGTTCGAGATCAAGCCCGTTGCCTTCGAATCGGACTGTTGAAAGTAGGTCATCACAAGGCGTTTCAAAACCGTTTTTCAAAGCTTCATTTGGCTCCAGATCGCAGATCTTGGCAACCAATGGATCGTCAGCATAAAGAGCGCCTAGCGTGCTCCAGTTGATGGGAGTCCAGAAGGCACTGGCCTTCATGTGTGTCTTTGGGTCTATGTCTGTCCCTAAGCCAGTGGCCTCATTCTGCCACCTCGCATCAAGGCGCTGCTCTCTTTGGCTTTTCAGTCTAGACTGCATAAGCTCTGTGCCCAAAAGCTCTTTTACCGAACGTATTTTGTCTTCTATGCTTACTTTTTTAGGTCTTCCACGAGCCATGGCTTGACCATAGCACTGATCGGCTTTTTACGCAAACCATAAATAGGTTATGTATATGCTATTTATTACGCTTGAAAACAAGCCGTTCCAGGCTCTATTCTCCAAACCTTTGACGCAACCGATCCAGCGGCGATCTTTTATCAAAGTGCATAATAATTTGAGTCAAAGCGTCTACCCCATCATCTTTTCCACCTAGCGGAAACCGTTCAAGCTGTTTCAACAATTCACCACACCATGGGCCGCTGTTGACTAAAACAACGCGTTTCGACTCAAACTTATACAAACACGCGTGCGCGCGTGAAAGCTTGCCACCTAACGGATTTACGAGCTGGATAGTTGCGACAGATCGTAAGACATCTTCACAAGCGGTTCCATTGGCTTTGTCTTCAATGATGGTTCTCATCACGGCAGGTCTTTTTGAACATTCAAGAATCACTTCAACAGTTGATGAAAAAGACAACCGTTTGATTATCCCATACGTGATGTAAATCACTCCGTCATCTTCAACCCCTTCAACTCCAGCAACAAAATCCGAAGTTGCAAGGTTCTTGAACGCAGCATCCCAAGACCAAACCCGGCGAGCGCGCGAACTGAATCTTGGTTCTGATTCGATCACAGTAGGCAAGCAATTTCCAAAAAAGCTTCCTTCTTTTGGCATAGGATCTTGTTGCAACTGCCCTGAAATCTCAACTGAAGACATTTCGGTTTTCAGTTCTGCTATTACGTCTTTAGAGAACCGTTTTGGATCTAGCAATTCCCCTTCTTCAGTGCGCGGATCCTCTCCAAACGACGTTATGCATTTCTTGTCTGGAACGAACTCCATTGGTAAGCATATGTGTTGGTAAGTTCCCTTGTTTATGATACGTCCAGAAGGATCATTCTCGTGAAGCCGTTGCATAACCAACACGTTGGAGAATGTTGCCTTGTTCTTGCATCTTGTTGGAAGCGTGTTTGAAATCCATTCCCAAACTCGATCAAGAGATCCTAGCTCTCTCCAAATGTCCATGGGTTTGCACGGATCGTCAATGCATGTTGTATCAGCATGATAACCCGTTGATCCGCCTAATGGAGTTGTCGAAAGTCTCATACCTCCAGACCTGTTGTAGAATTCACCCTTTGCAGGGTTCTTATGATGCCGATCTGCGTCATGGTTCCAGATCTGACATTCTGGCCAAGTATCCCTGTACCATGGATGTTGTGCTATTTTGAGCGAATCAGAAGCGTTTCCAACCGCCAATTGTTCAGAATAAGATCCTGAAATCAATCCAAAATCAGGCCGAATAATCCAGCTCCATACAGGCCAAACGATGGAGCAAAGAATTGTTTTTGTTGTTCCAGGAGGCACATTAATAAGCAGGTTTCGAAAATCACCAAACGTGATTCCCTCCAACCCGTTGCACATGAAGTCCATGTGCCAATTCCAGTGGCAAGCCCTTGTTTCAAAGATGTCCCATGCGTAACGCGTGAATTCGGCAAGCCCTCCACGTCGAGAAAAAAGTTCTCTTTGAGCGTCGCGAATTGTAGCCTCTTCACGCGTCAAGTAGTCTTCAAGCGAGGTTTCAACGCTGATCACTTGCGTTTTTCCTTGTAGTCTGTCGCCTTTATTCCGCTAAACGATGCTTTCAAGTCTTCAACCGTTGCATTCTTCACGGCAAGCGGAGCAACTCGATCACCAATGCTTTCGATCTCCGAAAGCGCTTCAATTCCGTACTGTTTTATTATAGTCCTATGTGTATCATTTGCAGCGCGGGCAAGGGATTCAGCTTGTTTGATAGCGTCTTCACATGGTCGATCAAGATCGATTTTCTCCGCAGCCTCTTGTGCTTTTTGCCTTAGAGTACGAAGCAACCGTGAAGCCATAATCAATTGTGATTGGGCTTCACCACGGATCTGCATTTTGACCGGGTTTTTGCGCCTAAAAGCTTCTTGCTTTTGTAGCTCAATTAGGCAAGCGGTTTCGTACTCTTCAGCGGTCACGCTATAAGTATAGCTTATATTTTGCTTGCTTCAAATGCTATCTTGGTGAATATCTGCACTCTTCGGCTGTACAACTCGTTTTTTCCTCATCCCAAAACCGGCAACGGCCCGAAACGCACAAAGAATTTTGATCGCTTCTGAACTTCTGTTTTTGAAACATCAACAGAAACAATAGCTGAAAACTTATCAATCTTTTTCATGATGTTGGCACCTTGTGAAACGCTTGATGTTGACCGGTAACATGTTGATTATTACCACAACACCTAGTGTGTTCAAGCTCTAAATTTCGCAAATTGTCGTTTGCAACCCCAATTCTATCGTGAATCAGATCATGAGCCTTCTTGTTGTCTTCAAAGTCTTTTTCCGACTGTTTCAGGTCTATTTCACGCAAAGAAAACAGAAAATTCAAACGAAAATGGATTGACGCGACTCCCACAACAACGGACCCAATTGCGATCATTTCGCCAATTGTAAAAGTCAACATGTTTTTACCCTGTCTTTAGCTTTGAGAACTCATAGGACATGGAAACAACAGCGGCAATGTAGTCTTTCAAATCTCCAGTGAAGTAACCGCCAATTCTTGCGCTTTCGACGTAAGAAACAGCGGATGGAGCCGGACTCTTCAAAACCTCAAAAGCATGGTGAAAGTTTCTTTGCGAAGACATGACGAAGCACCATTCGCGCACGGACTCTTCGAACGAATCGTAAGCCCTAAACTTTTGCACTTTGGGGTAATACCGTTCACCCTTTTCGTTCAGCTCCCAAGCTCCTTTTAGCTCGTGGAACTTTCCAGCTCTCGAAACTCCACGAACGTTTCCACAATTGTAGTTCCAGCAATTCAATCCTGACACAAGAGAATTTCTCCCACATTCAAGCGTGAATTGCGCAAGAACAATGCATGGCGAAAAATCAGGACACACGAAGCCAAACGATTCTGAAAGCGCAGATCGAATTGTTTTGATCAACAATTCCGGCTTCCAATATGTACGAACTGGAGCGACTTCAGATTGATTGACCACTTGCTGATCGTCCGTCTCGACGAACCGCACAGGTCGAATTCCACTATGATCGTGCTCCATAAACTCTTTATGCATTTCACTCATGGCACGATCTCGATTCTCTTTTTAGGAAACCACATTGGAATTCCGCAAACATCAGCCGTGTGCTTTTCTTCCCGTGCGCCTTCACTATCAAACCATCCGTCAATCACCCAAATAGCATCGCACTGGAGCAAAACGATCAAGTCTCTACGCAAGCAAAACTGCCATATTTCACGATAGGTCAAGCCTTTGTTTTCAAGAGCGCGCATTTCTTCAAAGCTGGTGATTTCGTGCGGTATAATTGCACAATCGCCATTGGCTTCAACTAAGGCTTTTGCCTCCAGAAATGCAGGCAAATTTAGCTTTTCTTTGCCAGTCATTGGACCGGAAATGTAGACTTTCATAGCACTCCAGCAAAAGCACGTTTGTTATTTTCATAAATGGTCCATGCATACGCGATTGCAGCGTCAACAATGTGATTGTTTTCACTTGTCGGAGTTGAAAAAACAGTCATGCGGTTTTCAGCTTCAACCAAAAACATACGGCCGTTACCGTTGTATAACGCGGCATATGCTCTGATTTTCGAATCTGTACTGTCTTCAACAGCGTCACGGATGATATGAAAAACCGCTGTTCTTTCGCATTGATTCGCAATATGCATGGGGATACCCTCCACAACAACTATGATCTATCTGAGTTTTTGCGCAACCTGATTATTGTGTTTTTGCGCAACTGGATGGCTGTTTATTTCTATAGGCTTTGAGTAGCCAGAAACGCCATAATAAATTTCAAAAAACGTTCCAAAATATTCTCTTGTCACGAGCCAAATGCACTTCCCGTCGATCCCCATTTCTCCCCATGTCGATTGCAAAATAAGATGTCCAGTCTCGTGATCAATGCCAATTAGAGTCCAGACATGAGAACCGATATTCTTGCCTTTTCCTCTAAGAATTCGAGTGTCTGGATCGTAAATCTCATCAAACACAAAGCTTGCACACATGCACGGTATGCCAGATTCAGCGGCCAAAATCGCATCGCCATGAGAAGCATTAACGATCTTTGACAGCATAAAACGACGTTCAAACGCGTTGCTTTGAGCTTCAACATTCCAAGCTTTATGAGCGTTTGCGGCAACATCTCTATGGAGTCTTTCTTCACAAACTCCGTACCATTGCGCACAACCAATCACAGATCGTGTGTGTGAGCCTTCAAGCTGCGCTTTTTTAGCCCAATCGGATCTGAACTGAGGATCTTGCACTCCGTTGCATGCTGAATCGTATGTGACAGCAAGATACATTAGCGCAAGCGCTGAAATTTCAGGTGTTTCTGGTGAAATGTAACGCAACCAGTTTTTGAAAGCAAAAGATGGACATGTGCCGCCAATTTGAGTGATAGGATCAAGAATCTTGACTTGACCCCCAACACCACGGACTTTTTGAGCTTGTAGATTTGGAATAACAGCGGTTGACGGAACAGAATTGTTTAATCCGCCAATGATAATTCGCTCTTTGAGATCTTCGGACGTGATCATGTTGGCACCTATCTATTTCAACCGTTGGTTTAGTTGGAACACTTCAACGCTTGCGCGCACGAAGTCGATTTTATGACACAATCAACAGGAAAGATCAACCCGTATGCGTAAGAATTCTTGCACACGGACTCGATTGATGTCAGCTTTTTACATTGAGTCTTGTCAGGTTCAACCACCTTTGACTCCAGTTCGACCACGTGCTCTTTTGCTTCTGGACACAGCGTGTCAGGGATTGGATTTGGCGGTCTTGGAGTTTGATAACCACAACACAATTGCGCAATAAAAACAACGTTGGCAATCATAAAACCGATCTTGGATTTCATTGTTTTGTCTCCTTCACTACCGATGTTGGTTTTTCTTTTACTTTGACCAGCTCCGCTTTCCCCGCACTTTCAGGGGCTAACCAAGTCATCTTTTTGGTCTCATTCTCGACAGGCCAAAGTTTCGCCACGTCTTTTGCGATTTTCGAATTGTCAGCTTCTACGGCTGCTAGATCTTCCCAAACTCCTAAGATCTCACCCTTAGAAAGCATGTCAGCAAGTAGCTTGTCAACATTGTAGCTAGCTGGCAAACCTCTGTGAATTAATATGATATCAAAATCTTTTGATGTTGTTATCGTCTGAATTACTAGCAATTTATAATTGTCAGCTCTGTATTCAATAGCGACAAATGGCTCTGTCCATTCGATTTTTCGAGTCCAAATAATATCAGTGCCAAGAGTTTTTGGCGGCTCAAAATGCGTGGTTTGCGGCTTTACCGCAACGATTATTGGCAGTAGGACGCGCGGATCTGAATTCATTACGGCACCCATAACGGTTTGAAATCTGGTTTGTAGAGTGCAATTTTCTCAAGTGTTATGGGTAAGCATGTTGTCCCTGTAACTAAATTCAGCAAATCGACTATAGAAAAAGAAGGGCTCCATGTCCTTGCAGTCGTGTTAGTTGCTGACGAAACCGCACCGCTGTTTATTTGGTGCGCAAGGCGGTGCGATATGCCGCCTACCTCTAGGTAGATTTTGACATAATCATAAAGTGAAGGCGTGAATGCATTTGAAAATGTTATTGCGGTGGACGAACCTATAAAACCCCCAATAACACCCGTTGACGCTGTTACAAAAATATTATTATTTGCGGTGTCTAATCCAAAAAGTCTAGCGGAATAGGCTGGGTAATTGGCACCTGCAAATGAGCAACGAACACGCCCTATGATTTCTAGTCTCAATTTTCCGTCAGTACCAAATGGTGTAAGGCCTGACGCCATTCTGAAAAATGGAGCTGCGCGCGTTCCGGCGTGCCATTCCAGTGGGTATTTAGTATAAGACCGAACTAAAAAGTCTTCTGACTGGTCGTTATTTGTGACAGCCGGAAACCCTGCTGTGGCCGCGTTTATCGTTGCGAACGCGTGTCCAGTTTCCGTCGTATTTGCGACTGAAAATTGGCGCCTCCACAGTGCTGTCAAATCTGAATTTGTACACGGAACAATATTGTTGTAAGGTGATGCGTTTTTGTATGTCGCTAACCTATTTTTTCCACTTGTTTCTGTTTTTACGAATGATGACAAACAAATGTCGCCTGATGACCCAGTAACAGATACAAAACCAGCATAGTCCGTCACACCTGGGCATTGGTACCTCCAAGCCAAGGCATTTCCGTCAGGCCCGATTACATTAGACTGTGTTGACGGAGCTGATTTTGCCCACCCAATGCGAGTTCTAGAATTTGGGATATTTGTGTAATTTTGCTCAAACGCTAGCCCAAAATTGTGGCTATCGTCTACTCGCCCAATAGGGCATTTATCGTAATCAGCGCTTCCCGCGCCTGTAAACACCTGACTAGTGCCTATTTGCACCGAATCTTGCGAGCTAGCGCGTGTGTATGTAAGCCACGACGCCAAAACGCTTCCTGGCGTCCATATTCCGGGAGTTTGCGGGCACTCCCAGTAATAGAGATACGGACTTGAATTGCCGCCAAAAATCGAATTGTTAGCGCCTATTAACATGTCAGATCCTTAGCAATCAACCCAACAGATAAAAACACAAAACCACAAAACAGCTACCATTCGATCACGATCTTAGCGGCAGTCGTTCCAGTCAATCGGATGTAAGAAAATGATCCTTCAAGTAATCCTGACACGTTCGTGTAGGTTACATCCGCGCTTGCTTCTTTGTGCCTTACGACCAAATCACCAGCGGTTCCAATGTATAAACGCCTACACGCGCTTAATTTTCCACCTTGCGCCACTGTAATTGCAGCAATGTCAATATCTTCCGTGACTGTCGCGTAATATTTGGATGAGTGTGGAACACTCATATCACGTGTGTCAAAAATCATGATTTTATACTCCGTTTGAGCTTTACGCTCCGTTTGAGTGTTTCAATAATTCAGCGTACGTTTCACGTGAAACTTTTATAATTTTTGCATCCTTATACTGGCATTCTGCAACAAGCTTTTTCAAAATATCTTCAGATGCAAAATGAGAAACAACGCCAGCTACAAGGATCACGGTTGATCCGATCAGCAACACCCATTTTCCAGCGTCTGGTTTGTCATCTCCGATCATTGTTGCTGCGGATGCAATTGCTCCACTACCTCCAATTCCATCGGAAGCAAGCGCAACGATCTGCCAGTAAAACCGTTTGTTGTCGAGAGAGATGCAGCGCTCAACCGATGGAGGAACCTCGGTCAAATTAGCTTTCGAAGTCTCCCACGGACGCACTGTTTCAGCTCTCGATTTGCGAGGTATCAAAAGAGCAGTTTCGTCGAAACGGAACGGCAAGCAAGCGGCAACGTTCAATGAAAATGCGGTAACGAGTGGCAATAGGATTTTGAGCTTTGGGCACATGTTTTTTTCTTAGCATGTCCTCTCGACTTCTGCAAGAAGAGAGGATTGACCAAAGCTCGATCCGGCTTCCATAGCTTGAACTGCTTTTGGTTTTCTATCCACCCATCACCGCTATTCGCTTA